TGCTTGGCATCTCAAATCTAAAAATCATAACAGGTGATTATAATGTAGAGATCTCAAGTAAACGTATTTCTCGATTCACACACAAAGAACTAAATGTTCAATATTGGATTGCATTAGAAAAAACATCTTCGTACGGAGTTTAAGATGAGTGATAAAGAACCAGATCAATATGATCATCTGTTGACGTTGTCAAATCAAGTGTCACGTTCAACAGTCGCAGTTATTGATGCCATGACACAACGTGGTGCAGTAAAAGGCGAAGAAATGTCAACAATTGGTAAATTGCGTGATGACGCAATTCAAGTTATTCAAGTTGTTGAAAACATCCAACAAGAAAAGGCAATGGAAGAAGATCAATAAACTGTTTACACCGCTTGTGAACTTTGTTATAATATATTATGTGAGGTGTAAATATGTCTAATGATTATCTATGGGTCGAAAAGTATCGTCCTAAAACTATTGCTGAGACTATCTTACCAGATAATCTCAAACAAACATTCCAAAAGACCGTAGATACTGGTGAGTTGCCTAATATGCTTCTCACTGGTACTGCTGGTCTCGGTAAAACTACTGTCGCGAAAGCCATGTGTAATGAACTGGCGCTCGACTATATTATTATCAACGGTTCGGAAGAAGGTAACATTGACACGCTTCGAACCAAGATTAAACAATTTGCTTCTACAGTTTCTTTACAAGGTGGATACAAAGTTGTAATACTTGACGAAGCAGATTATCTCAATCCACAATCCACACAACCTGCACTTCGTGGCTTTATCGAAGAGTTTGCAAATAACTGTCGATTTATTCTTACGTGTAATTTTAAGAATCGTATTATTGAACCACTTCATTCTCGCTGTGGTGTCTATGAATTCAATACATCTAAGAAAGATATGGCTCAACTTGCTGGTAACTTTATGGAAAGAGTCACAGCAATCTTAGAAGCTGAAAAAGTTGAATACGATAAAAGAACTGTTGCAGACTTAATTATGAAATTTGCGCCTGATTGGAGGAGGGTACTCAATGAACTACAAAGATATTCTGTTTTGGGGTCTGTGGTGGGGTCTAATGCTAGCACTGGTAGTGGAGCCTTTGACAACCTTTTTGCTTTTCTAAAAGAAAAAGATTTCAAAAGAATGCGTTCATGGGTTGTAAACAATATAGATACAGATGCAGCCGCTATTTTTCGCGGTTTGTATGATCAAATGAATGATAAAGTACAGCCACAATCGGTGCCACAGCTTGTATTGATCCTTGCAGATTATCAATATAAAAATGCATTTGTAGCTGATCACGAACTTAATGTAGTTGCCTGTCTTACGGAGGTTATGGCTAATGTCCAATTTAACTAATTTTATTGAAGAATATACTATTTCAGATTCTGTCTGTGATGAATTTTTAGACTATTATCACGCTAATAAAGATGAACAGTATGAAGTAACATCTCCTGATAAATCTATCACTGCCACTTATCTTACTATTGGACCTAAAGATTATAATTTATTTGATAATTTTTTCAGCGATTTTGTAAAAAAAGTTGATGGCTATGTTGAAGATTATATTTTTTCCAAGCAAGGTGAACAGAGATCCTTTGGAAGTTGGGCTTTAACAGAGCCTTTTAATATTCAACATTACGCTCCTGGACAAGGTTACGGCGCGGTACATTGTGAAAGACAAACGTTTAATGATGGTCCACGTTTTTTAGTTTGGATGTTATACCTAAGTGATACTCCTAACGCAGGCACAAAATGGATTCATCAAGACCATACAACTGAATGTAAAAAAGGATCGCTGGTTATTTGGCCTTCAGACTTTACGCACTTACATACGGGAATTCCGTCTATGAATGATGATAAGTATATTGCTACAGGCTGGGTTAGTATGATTCCTGATGCGGCAGCTACGGGATGGATGAATGCAGCATGATGCATGTTAAATTAATTTTGTATACTCAAAACGATTGTGTATATTGCGAAACTATGAAGATGAAACTTGAAAATTGGGGCTATACTTGGGATGAAGTTAATCTCAATAAAATGCCAGAACAAAAAGCCTTTATGAAAGAGCAAGGCCATAAAACTGTGCCTCAGCTTTATTGGAATAATAAACACTTAAATAAAGTTAGCACACATGAGTTTACTAAAGAACTTATGGAAGAACAAATGGAGTGGGATAACTATGTGGGCGGAGTGGAAAGCTTTAGATCGATCCGATAAGACTAGTTTAATATTAACATTGCAAGTTGCTATTATTTCTAGTTTTTTCTTAGACTTTACCGGTATGATATTGATAACCATACCACTTTATATTTTTCTTCGTTATGTACAAAGACCATGGAGTAAACACGATGACAAATCCGTTTCAATATTTGAACGCCATAAATGATACCAAACAAGATCTTATGGTTGACGATATAGCTGAAAAAAGTTATAATTCTTTTATGGTAAATCGCGGCCTTTCGTATTTTAAAGATACTGTTCTATTTGCAAATGAGATGAATCGCCACCATCATCTTGACAGCCGTTTACAATTTGACTTTCTTATAAATATAATCAGAAAGCGTAAAAGGTTTTCCAAATGGATCAAACCTGATACTCTGAGTGACGTGGAAGTAGTTAAGGAATATTATGGCTATAGTAATCAAAAAGCCCGCCAAGTCTTGACCCTTCTCACATCTGAACAGATTAATGATTTAAAGAAGAAGGTTTATAAAGGTGGAAGAAAATAATATTGTCGAATGGACACCAGCGTCAATGCTGGAAATAACGTTGAACGAACCTGACGATTTCCTTAAAGTAAGAGAAACACTAACACGTATCGGCGTAGCATCTCGTAAAGATAAAAAGTTATTTCAGTCTTGTCATATATTACATAAGCAAGGCAGGTATTTTATTGTGCACTTCAAAGAGTTATTTCTACTTGACGGTAAGAAATCAAACTTAGAAGAAAATGATCTTGCACGTAGAAATACTATTGCACAACTTATGTCTGATTGGGGACTTATTTCTATTGATTCTGGTCTTAAAGTTGAATCCCTAGCTCCGATGAGGCAGATTAAGATTATTCCTTATAAGGAAAAAAATGATTGGGAATTGTGTCCTAAATATAATATCGGAAATAAAAAGTGAAAAATGATATAGTATTTTTTAACAGTATGCCTGGAGTGGCTACTGCTTATCCTATTGTAAAAGCCGGCGAAATTAATTTTAAGTGGGTAGATAAGGTAAGAGCTAGTTACAAGCATTACATTAAAAGTCCTCAGTTTAATGAAGAAAGTAATGTTAATAAACACTCTCATGTTAGAAGATGCCCAGGTATATTTGAAATACTTGAAGCTGGATATATTGTAAGACTTCCATATGATATAAAAGTGTATGCTGATAGGGAGAAGCAAAAGCTTCATCACACCTTACCTCAGCCAGCATTTGCGCAAGTTTTAGATGTTGAATCTATAATTCATCCAAACAGCGGAATACCAGGAATTGAAAAACTAAATCTTAAAATTGCTACTGGCTGGGAAGTTTTATCACCTGTTAAATTTTTAATTATACCTATTCCCTATCCTGACGGCGAACCTCCAATTGAATCAAGTATTGGAATATTGGATCCATCGTTCTCATCAGAAATTAATGTACAAGGATGGTGGAACGCTGATGGTGAAGTACTGCTGCCGGCTGGCATGCCTCTTATGCAACTTATTCCTCTTACTGAAAAAAATATGAATTTAATTTGTAGAGAAGCAACTGTCTCAGATATTAGATGGAGTAACGCTAAGAAGTATTTACAGCAGCATACATTTTCTTCACCAATAGCAAAAAAAGTAATACAAAAAGTATATCAACAATTTTGTTTGTGATATAAATAGATTCGGATGCCGCATACTGCGGGTCCATTTTAACCTTGCATAAGTCATGGAGGTACATATGACTGGAACATTCGCATACCCGCGAAACGCCTTTTTGGGTTTCGACCACATCTTCGATCAGCTTGAGAACATTCACAAGCATGCGAAGGATACCTATCCACCACACAATGTTGTAAAAGAAGAAGAACTTAAATACTCTTTGGAACTTGCAGTGGCTGGATTCAAACAAGAACATATTGACATTGAAGTAAAAGATCACGTTCTAACGATTGCTGGTAATAGACCGGCACGTAGAAATCAAGATATGTATGTTCACAAAGGTATTAGTGCTCGAAACTGGAATAAGTCATTTAGACTGTCTGAATATACAGAAGTCACTGGAGCTGATCTAACGGATGGAATCTTAACTGTCGGACTTGAAGTTGTCCTTCCGGAAGAAAAGCGGCCTCGTAAAATTTCAATCACGAAACACGAGGAATTAACAAATGACCACTCTCGCACTAAAAAACTTAAGTCTGCCGAACCCGCTTAAAGCGGTTACCGGTTTCTTCGCATCAGTCGGCACAGCTATGCAGATGTCCCGCCAAATTGCAGCTAATGAGCAAATCGCTCGAGTGCTGTTAATTGAATATCCGGAGCATACGTATTACAGTCTATTGGCTGAGCTTAACCACAAAACTATGGAGGCATATAAAAAGAATGTTTAAATTTTTAAAAAAATTCTTTGTGGTTGATATTCAACCATCTAATCCATGGCAACACATGGCTCGGCCACTCAAATACAGAGAGTATCAATATACTCTTTCAGAACTTGAGCGTCGACTTAATGCTGAAGTAAATGGATTTGGAACTAGATATTAAGTTAGTATAAATAAAAGGGAACAGCTTATGTTGTTCCCTTTTAACGTAGGAGGTAATATGCAAGGTCCACCACGCTATTGTAAAAACTGTGGTTGTAGATGCCATTGTTTAACAACAGAATGCATGACATGCATTAACGATGTTTGTAATAGATGTGATTGCGAACAACCTTTAAGAGATTTACCTGACTCATTTACTTTGGAGAATACATGATGAGAAATAGTTTTAGTAACGTACAAGAAAATCGTAGAAAAAATTATATAAAAGTTCGTATCAGCCAGCTCATGGACGATATGAATAAAGCACATGACCAGCATGATAAAAACTGGTATAATCGTTTAATTCAAGAACTTAACTGGGTTCAGCAGGCAGACAGCAAGCCGGACCGTAACTGCTATATGGAAGTAAAAGGAGCTACGTGGTAATGAATATTGATAATCTAAGAGAACAACTAAAAATTGATGAAGGCGTGAAATATGAAATCTACCTCGATCATTTGGATCTCCCTACTTTTGGCATCGGCCATTTGGTTCTTGATAGTGATCCTGAATCTGGGCAACCAGTTGGAACAGCTATCACAGAAAGCCGAGTTAACGAATGCTTCGATAAAGATGTTGAAGTCGTGTTATCGGAATGCAGAATCCTCTATCCAGACTTCGATGATTTGCCAGAAGAAGTCCAACAAATTATAGCCAATATGATGTTTAATATGGGTCGTCCTCGTTTATCTAAATTTAAAGGAATGAAACGCGGAGTAGATGCTCAAGATTGGAATGCTGCTGCTGATGAAATGGTAGATAGCGCATGGTACCGCCAGGTAACCAATCGTGCGGATCGACTCGTAGAAAGAATGAGAGCAATCGCATAAAAACAGTGTACAATCCGTTGAAACTAGTGTATAATATATTATGTTGTTGGAGGTTGTATGTCTTTTTATACGAATGTAGATCGTCGTGGAAATAAAATATTATATCGCGGATATAACCATCAAGGTGTTCCGCAAACTTTAGAATATAAACTTGGTCTTGATAGAGGTAATGACTATCGACCGGTATTGTATGTGCCCTCAAAAAGCCAAACCGAATGGCAAGCTCTTGATGGCAATTATGTAGAGCCTGTTTATTTTCATAACTATAATGAAATGAAAGACTTTATTAAAAAGTATGAAAACGTAGATAGTTTTAAATGGTATGGTCAAGATAGAATTATTTGGCAGTTCATACAGAAAAAATTCCCTAAAGAACCTGAAGTAAATACTTCTCTTATTAACACTGTCTTTATGGATATTGAGGTTCATTCAGAAGATGGATTTCCTAATCCCGATGATGCACAATGGCCTGTGACTGCTATTGCTTTAAAGTCTTCGAAAGAAGGAGTGTATCGTGTATGGGGCTGCGGTGAGTATGACAAAGAAAAATCACCGCACACACATCTTAATATTCGATATATTCGTTGCGAAGATGAATATGCTTTACTTGAATCATTTATGGCATATTGGACGTCAGCGTATCCTGAAGTAATTACAGGCTGGAATGTCCGCGGCTTTGATATTCCATATCTTGTTAATCGTATAAAACATTTATTCGGTGAACATATTGCCTGTTTGCTTTCACCGTGGTATAAGCAATTTAAAGACTGGGCTATTCGCGACAAGACTGTAGCGTTTAAAATGAAGACTATGAAAACCTATCAAATTGCAGGTATTTCACAGCTTGATTACATGGATCTTTTCCAAAAGTTTGGCTATAGCTACGGCCCTCAAGAATCTTATTCACTTAATCATATCTCACATGTCGTGCTTGGCGAAAGTAAGATGTCATATGAAGAACATGGTAGCCTGCGTAATCTCTACAAAGATGACTACCAACTCTATATTGATTATAATATTAAAGATGTTGAACTTGTAGAAAAGCTTGATACTAAACTTGATCTATTGAATCTTGTCTTTACAATGGCTTACAAAGCTGGTGTTAATTATGGCGATACATTTGGTACTACAGCAATATGGGATTCTATTGTGTATCGCGAACTGTCAAAAAGAAAAGTTATAATTCCCGGTCCACCTGACCGTCGTGATCGTGAAGGCGCATATACCAAGTTCGAAGGTGGCTATGTAAAAGAACCACAAGTCGGCGCACATGACTGGGTAGTTTCCTTTGATTTGAATTCTTTGTATCCAAATATTATTGCGCAATGGAATATGTCACCTGAAACTATTGTAATGAATGGAGATAATCTATCTCGTTCGGCAAAAGCTGGCGTATCATTTAATAACAATCGCGAAGGCGTATTCCCCATGCTTGTTAAGCAGTACTACGATGATCGTAAAACTGCTAAGAAAGAAATGATTGAATGGCAAAAGAAACAACAGAAAGAAGGTACAAGTGTTGAGATCGAAAAACAAATTGCTTCATTAAACAAT